ATCAGTTATACTAGACACATTCCCAGAACCATTTATACTAACAGTACCAGTACCATCAAAGTTTACCCATGCTCTACAACCATACGCTGTACCAACAGACCCATACCCTGAGTTAAACTTTAAATTACCAGAAGTATCTATTGTAGCTTTAGTAGACCCTGCTGATTGAAAGTCAATCTGACCACTGGTATCAGAGGTTAGTTTTAAACCATCACTTGTGTCTGCATTAATAATTGTAGCCATTACTTATCCTTTATCTTATTACTGCAAGTTGTATACTTAATGCGTCATAATTTGCTGAGGAATTTCTATTTTGAACTCTGACTCCTGAAACAGTTTGATTATCAAAACCAAATATTTCTACAAATAAAGCACCATTACTAGAAGCAGTACTAGCAGGAATTCCACTTACAACATAATTAATATCAGGCATATTATTAGTAAAATTAGCTGTATAATTACCTGTACCATTGTCAGTAATAGAACTTACATTACCACTATCTCTTATTGCAACTGTTCCTGTACCATTAAAATTAACCCAAGCTCGTACTCCGTATGCTGTAGCATTAGAACCAAATCCAGCATTAACAGTTAGTGTAGTAGCTGCTATATCAGCAGTAGTAATTCCAGCAGTTCCGTCTAGTGTAATAGCCATATTATAATACCACCCATCTTTGTCCACTTGGTACTGTTACTGTAACACCACTTGCAATAGTCATTGGGCTAACACTCATACCATTAGTGTCAGTAGTTAATGTATAGTTAGCAGTTATCTCGTTACTGTTCTCGTATATTGCACCACCTGCTGATGCACCACCGCCTATAGAACCCCAAGCACTTCCATCATATCCTTCAAAAGAACCTGTAGTAGAATTAAACCTAATGTATCCTGCTGCTGGTGAACCATCTCTTTGTGCTGTAGTACCACTAGGTAATAAACCTGCACCTGTACTAGAAGTTTTAGTTACAGTAGTTACTAGTGGAGAGGCATCATCTGCCTTAGTTCCTTGTGCTGCTGTTGCGTAATCTGTACTTGCTGTAGTTGCAGCAGTTCCCAAACCTAATGTAGTTCTAGCTGTACTTGCATCTGCATCATCTATTAGTGTACCACCAAAAGTAGACACTGCTGACGCTGCTACATAATCTGTACTAGCAGTTGTAGCTGCTGTTCCTAAACCTAAGTTAGTTCTTGCAGTTCCAGTATTATCTAAATCTGATAAATTGTTTGCTTTGAGTGCTGCTGATAAAAGAGTGTTAGCTGCGTCTGTTGCAGAGTTGGCTGCTTCTGTAGCACTTGTAGCTGCGTTTGTTTCACTTGTACTTGCTGCACTAGCAGAGTTACTAGCATTGGTTGCTTGTGTTGAAGCTGTGCTTGCTGAAGTAGCTGCATTAGTAGCAGATGTACTAGCTTCAGAAGCCTTAGTTGTTGCTGTTGTTGCAGATGTAGCTGCATTTGTTGCTGATGTAGATGCCTCACTAGCTTTAGTAGTAGATGTAGAAGCACTGCTTGCTGCATTTGTTTCAGCAGTTTCTGCATTAGTTTCTGCTGTTTCAGCATTTGTTTCTGAGGTTGCTGCTGCAGAAGCTGAACTTGCTGCTGCGGTAGCTGAATTAGAAGCGTTAGTCGCTTGTGTACTTGCAGTAGATGCAGATGTACTTGCATTACTTGCAGAAGTAGAAGCACCAGAAGCAGAAGATGCTGCTGCTGTTGCTGAGTTACTAGCATTTGTTTCTGATGTGCTAGCATTACTAGCTGATGTACTGGCTGACGTTGCACTTGATGCTGCTTCTGATGCAGAGGTTGCTGCTGCATTAGCTTTTTCTGTAACAGAGTTAATTGTTACATCAGTGTTTGCATCACCTGCTCCACCATCACCACGAAATATTGCCATCTTGTACTCACTATATAATATTAAATAAAAAGCAGCCCCCGAAGGGGCTACCCATCTATCTTAGTTCCTAGTTTTTAGGTACAGAGATAACTAGACCACTTTCAGGTCTAACTGTTTTAACACCATATAGAGTGTCAGCAGTCATCAAATCACCCAAATACTCTTGCTTGTATTGAGTTTGTGTACGAACACCGATTTGTTCTGCTAATACCATTGCATCTTTTTGAGCCATGATAGCACCAATAGTATCAACAGCAGATGCTGAGTTGTCAGCAGCAGTTTCAACTACAGGTAGGTTGTTAGACACATAAATGTCAACACCATAAAGGCTACCGATTTGACCATTAACAACACCTCTGTTATCTACGAAGTCAGAAGATTGATAGCGATCAATGCCCATGATAGTAGTACGAACACTTGGTGGAATAACTAAGAATCTTCCGTCCATAGGAACATCATTATCATCAAGTTGTTGTACTGCTTCTCTGAAGGCTAAGTCAGTAAACAAGTCAGTTGCAGCTACAGTATCAACTGCATAAGCAGCCAATCCATTAGCAGCATCAATGTAAAAACTGTTAGAGTGAACAAAGTCAGAACCTGCTCCGTTATCATCTCCAAAAGTTTTAGCTAACAAGCCTATGTCAGAATCTAATTGTGTTGCTAAAGCATATCCAGCATCTTCGGTGTAGAAACTACGAAGTGAAGGTTGTGCTTGAACATCAACAATATCTTCAATTAAGCGTGAGTATTCAAAGTGCTTGTTAATTGCTACTTGAACTTCAGACTCAGTTGCTGCAATCAAAGTTACTTCTGTGTTAGCTGCTTTAGCAGAAGCAGAACCACGAGTAGGTTTAGGGATATGAATTGTATCTCCCTTCTTTCCACTGTGATTCATTTTGTTAATTAAGTTCGCGAGAACCAAATTTTTCTTATAGCCAGCGATGATCTCATCAGACCAAATCTCTGGTATAAAAGTAGCCGCTGTAGTAGTGGTTACTTGATTAGTACCTAATCCCATTTTACTATTCCTTTTAGTTTAAGTTTATTTTACCCTCCCTTCAGCATAAGCCTTGTCAAACAAATCAACATTTGCTTTATACCTCTGGGGGTCGTTAATCATTAAATTAACTATCTCAGAACGCTTATAGATTTTTCTGGACATTGGTTCACCTGAACCTTTGCCACCTGTAGATGCTGCTTTAACCTGTAGCTTACGATCTTTTTCGTTAAGACTTTGAGTCTTTTCGACCACTCCCTTGATTTCTTTCCAATTAGAAAGAAGTTCATCAGCAGCATTAAAATCGTATTTATCAGCCCTATGATACAGTTCAGTACGAACAGTTGATGATTTAATCCAATCTACAAAGTTTTCATTTTTAATGATCTCTTCATAGTCTGGGTGTTTTTCACCAATTTGTTTTAGAGCCTCTTGCTGTTGTTGCCTAGCAAGCATTTCTTTCATCTGAATTATTGTGTCACTGCTTTCTACAGCTTTACTAACAGAACCTTTAGGGTCATCATAAAAATCTAATTCTGGTTCTTCTTCTTTTGTGGGGCTTTTGGCATCTTCACTAATTTTGACCTTGACCAGCTCGTCAACTGCTTTACGAAGGTCGCCTACTTCTGAACTTTGTTTACCCAGTAGCTTTTCAGCTTCTTGGTGCATACGAACAATATCTTCCAGCGATTTATCTTTGTACTTATCTGGTATATCAGATGTTGTTGTTTCAGTTTCGTTAGCTTTCTGTTCTGGTTCTTGAGTTTCCTCAGGTTTTTCCATCTCTTCAGAAAGTGATACAAGCTCTTCGTTTTCTTCTAAATTAACTTCTTGGTTATCAAGGGGATTTATTGTTCTAGCCATTTAATGATCTCCGTACCTTTAGGTATTATGGAATTAAGTTATACTTGAGCAGCCTTCTCATGTTCTTTCGCCCATCTGTCAGTATGAATACTTAACTTTAAACGAACAGGAGAGATTAGCCGCTTGCTTGGTTCACCACAAACAGAACATATTGCTTCCTTTACATCAGGTTTGACAAACAGTTCTTCGGTGTGTTGATTTACACAAGAAAAATCATATAATCTATTCATAATATTTCTTATTGTAAATTAGTTGATTGGTAAGATTGATCTTCTTCGTTGCTTTCATAAGCATTGGTTACAGAGTCTTTCCAATTTAAAATTTGATTTAACATACTCAATTTGCCTTGAACTAGATGTAGTTCTTTAGCATCTTCTAAACTTAATAAATCTATTGAGGCTGCTGTGTCCTCTAATTCTTCTATTAATTGTTTCCAACCATCATGTTGAAATAGAGAAAAATAATTTTCAAAATAATCTTGTAATTCTTTATCCATCTTGGAGAACTCCTTGTGTTCGATTATAACATTTTATGTTAAAAATGTCAAGCACTATTTTTTTAGGTTTGTCAAGCATTATTTTTATTTTCTTGCATTTGAGCAGAAACAATATCTAGTTTATTATTAATTTCTTGCTCTCTAAGCTCTAGTTTTGCAAACTCAAGAATTTTATCGTACTCAGATTTTTCTGGTGGGTTGTTGTTTGACATAGCAACCATCCTTTTAGTTTCTTCTTCAACAGGAAGCAACTGTGTTTCAACATTGTTTTGTTGTATACGAGAAGAAATCTCTGCTGTTTCTGCTTTTAGTTTTTCTAGCATAGCCATAGCAGAATCAAGTTCAATTTTTTGTTTTACTTGGTTTATTTGTTGTTGCTCTGGTGTTGGTTGGTTAGCCTTTCTAAGAACTTCTATAATTTGATCTCTATTAGTCAAGCTCATGTTGCTAACTATAGATTCAATCAATAGTGGATAAGCAGGTGACTCAGGTGACATAGTTTGTAACAACTGTACTAACTGAGTAACCTCATACTCACGAGCAACTACACCTAAAGAACTTGTAGCTACAAACTTGTAGTCTTTTACTGGATACAACTCAGGAGTAAACTGCATATACCTGCAAGCAGCTTTTTCAATGAATGGTATCAAAAAGTTTTCTTGAAAGTTTACTAAGGTACGCTTGTGTCGTTTAATAACAGCACCTAATCCCATAGAGATTCCTGCTGCTGTACCTTCTCCATTAAGACCTGCTGGTACTCCATTAGAATCTATAGCACCAGTAGATTGTTGTACCATTTGCTGTAACTGTGCTGCTTGTGTAAAGCTAACTTGATCTAATGAACCAAACTTAAATGGTTGTAATACCTCTGATGGGTTACCATTAGTAAGAATAGTTTTACCTGCTCGTATATCTAACTTAGCACCTCTTGGCATACGACTAGCATCTACTGCTAACATTGGGTGTACAGTAAGAGCAAGTGCATCAATCCTAGCACGAAGCTCTGCATCTAATGCTTTCTGTGAGTTGTAACCTTTCTCACATATACCACGACCCCAAAACTTAAATGGCACTTTATCCCAAGAAAAAGCAATAACAGGTCTATCCTTTTTCATGTAAGGGTTCTTTTCAATCTTTAGGATTTCGCTTTCATTAGCAATAACCATAATGACTTCTGTGTAAGAACCTTCTTCTTCACTAAGATCAACCATGTCTTGCAGTTCTTCATTTTCATCTAGCTCTTGATTCTTTAATAAGTCTGTAGGTACTAAGCCATAGTATTTAGTTAAGCGTACCATGTCATCATTGTAACCATAGACAATTTTACTAGCATCTTCTATTTCTGATTCTGATTGAACCCTACCAACTTCTACATCACGATAAATACCAGAGTCAATACCTTGTTGTACTTGATGATGTGGAATCATCTTATCAATAGCTACACCTACAGCATCTTCTACATTGGTTGCTAATGGGTCAATTAAGAAGTTTTGTGGCATGATTGGGTCTAGCCTAACAATCATTCTTTCACGCCTGTTTACACCTACTGCTGTCATCTGTCCTTCAAGTGTAGGTTGAGTAGCTGCTGTAAGCTCCTCAATCTCATCTAAGACGAGTTCTCCTATACCAGTACCAAACACAGCAGAGTTAATTAAACACTCTCCTATGGAGCTTCTAGCCTTACTAAAGTGCATATCTTCTGTTAGTTGTGTTTTAAGTATTTCAACATCAGCAGGATTAGGGTCTTGAAGATCATCTTTAATATCAAAGAAAGCTCCACGACCAAAGGTTGCTTCTTCAATCTCAGCTACAGAAGATTCTACTGCTTGTTGTGTAGCAGGAGCAATAAGCCTAGAACGCTCTGACTCACGCATAGAGTCATTCTTATCCCATATCCCTCGCCAAGTACGATAATACTCATCAAATCTTTCTTGATAGTTTGTATTGTAATGATCTCGCCACTGATCGCACTTGCTCATTACCCAACTTTCTACTGTAGAATCTTTACTATAATCTTCATCTTTCATTGTTTTGTTGTCCTAGTTTTTTAAAGGGTTAAACTTTTGTAAAGGTGTTTTATTTTTATAACCACCCCTA